GGCAAGGTCGCGTATTTACAGCGAAAATTACTGACCAGTGCCCAATTGCGGAGAGTAGCCAACCTGCGGGAGGTGTCCCGTGCGGTGTGCGAAATGCGGCAAGGCGCTCCCGGTCCAGACGGGCCGTGGCCGCCGCCGGACGATGTGCGAGGACTGCAGTCCTCGCCGAGAGCGTCAGGAGCGGCGAGAGCCGGTCGTGGCGCCTCCTCGGGCGGCAGGCGGCGACGTCGAGGCGGCGACGCTCGCCGAGCTGGCCGGATCCGGGCGGGAGGCATCCCCGGATGGCGTGGTCGCACTGCGGATGGCACGTCTGATCGATGACGGGGAGTACACGGCGCAGGGCGCGGCGGCACTGGTGAAGGCGCACTCCGAGGCGATGACTCGGGCGATGAGGAACGCGGCGGGCAAGGCGGACGTGGTCGACGAGCTTCTGGAGCGGCGCCGTGCCCGACGTAGTGGTTGATGTGGCGCTGCCGACGTTCGGCTGGGCACCTCCGGCCGTGTCGTCATTCGGGGCTGAGGCGGTGGACCTGGCGGCTTCGGCTGGCCTGATGTTGGACCCGTGGCAGGTGTACGCGCTGGATCAGATCCTGGGCGAGCAGGCGGACGGCCGACCGTCCGCGTTCGAGGCGTGCCTGATCGTGCCGCGTCAAAACGGCAAGGGCAGCGTGCTGGAGGCACTCTCGCTGGCCTGGCTGTACTTGACCGATGCGCCCCTGATCTTGCACAGCGCGCACGAGTTCAAGACGGCGGCTGAAGCGTTCCGCAGGCTGCGGGCGCTGATCATGGGGGCGCCGCACCTGTCCCGGCGGGTCGAGCGGGTGACGACGGCGGCCGGTAACGAGGCGATCGAGCTGACGTCCGGTCAGCGCCTGCGGTACGTGGCCAGGTCGGACAAGTCGGCGATCGGGTTCACGTCCGGGAAGCTGATCCTGGACGAGGCGTTCGCGATCTCGGCTGAAGAGATGGCGGCGATGCTGCCGACGCTATCGACGCAGCCTGATGCGCAGCTGGTGTACACGTCGACGGCGGGCAAGGTGGCGTCGTCGCAGTTGCGGTCGCTGCGTGGTCGCGGGCGTGCTGGTGACAGTCCTGGCCTGTGCTACCTGGAGTACGGCGGCCAGGTGAAGTGCCCGCCGGATTGCCGGCACGAGCTGGACGCCGCCGCGTGCGGACTGAACGACCGAGCGGTCTGGGCCAGCTCGAACCCGTCCTGGGAGGTCCACCGCGCGGACGGGACGCAGGGCATCACCGAGGTCTACGTGGCGAACGAGCGGCAGGCGCTGGTGGCCGTCCCGGAAAAGTTCGCACGGGAGCGACTCGGAGCTTGGGACGCAGCGCCTGAGGATGCAGCATCGCCGATCTCGGCTGAGGCGTGGGCTGCGTGCCGGGTGCGGATCGAGGATGGCGAGGACCCGGCGATCACTGGTCCTCCCGTGCTGGGTCTGGACGTGTCCCCCGATCGGACGTCGGCGGCGATCGGGCTGGCGGGTCGTCGCGCTGACGGCATGGTGCAGGTCGAGGTGGTCCGGTCCGGCAGCGGCGAGGGCTGGGTGCTGCCGGAACTGCAGCAGGCGCGCGACGCGGGCATGACGACGCTGGCGATGGACGGCCGGTCGCAAGCCATGGCGCTGAAGGCTGATCTTGAGGCTGCCGGATGGACGGTGCTGGAGCTGGGCCCGGGCGATCAGGTCGAGGCGTGCATCGGGCTGCAGCGGGACGTGATGGCCGGCGACCGGCTCAGGCATCTCGGGGATGGGGTGCTGGCGCGTGCCCTGTCGGTGGCGACGACCAGGCCTGTCGGTGATGGCGGCGGCTGGGCGTGGGCGCGGAAGCGCAGCGACGGGGACATCGCGCCGCTGGTGGCGGTGACGGCGGCGCGGCGGGCGCTGCTACAGGTCGAGGCGGGGGCGTCTGTGGTGCCGATGGCGGAGTGGGGGGACTGATGCGGCCGGTGCTGGCTGTCGCTGTGGTGCTCGCGCTGGTGGGCGCGGTGCTGGTGGCGGCCGGTTTCGGGTTGTGGGCGGTGCCTGCTGGCCTGGTCGTGGCTGGGGTTGAGGCGGTGGCCGCAGGCTGGCTGGTGGCGTACTTCGAGGCGGGGCGCCCGCGGCGGAGTGGGGGGCGTTGATGCGGCTCTTGGATGCGCTGATGCCGTCCCGTCGGGATTCGCGGCCGTACTCGCTGGAGCAGTTCGTCGCTGACACGTCGTTCGGGTGGAACGGCACCCAGTTCGGGTCGTTCGGTTTGGGTGGCCCGCTGCAGACGCTGTACGGGTCGAATCCGGCCGAGCCGATCGGCGGAGACTTCGTGTCGCTGGTGCAGTCCGGGCTGAAGGCGTGCGGCCCGGTCGCGTCGGTGGAGGACTTCCGCGTCAAGGTCCTGTCGGAGGCCAGATTCGTCTTCCAGCAGCTGCGCAGTGGGCGGCCGGGGGACATCTTCGGGTCCCGGCAGCTGGAGTTGCTGGAGGCGCCATGGGTGGGTGGTACGACCGGTGACCTGATCGCGAAGATGCTGCAGTACGCGGACTTCGCGGGGAATGCGTTCGCTTTCCGGGGCGCCGATGAGGTGATCCTGCTTCGCCCTGATTGGGTGGACATCGTGCTGGAGCCGCGTCCGGTGATGGTGGGCGGGAAGGTCCGGCAGGTCGGTTGGCGGCGGCTGGCGTACGCCTACTGGGAGGGTGGTCGGGCATCCGGGGTGGACCCGGTGGTGTTCGCGCCGTCGGAGCTCGCGCATTTCGCGCCGGTACCGGACCCGCTGTCGTCGTGGCGGGGCATGTCGTGGCTGACGCCGATCGTCCGGGAGATCCAGTCGGACGGGCAGGCGTCCCGGCACAAGCAGGCATTCCTTGAGAACTCGGCGATGCCGAACCTGGTCGTCAGCCTGGACAAGTCGGTGACGGCGGAACAATTCAAGGCATTCAAAGCCGAGATGGAGAAGAAGCACCGCGGCCCGGATAAGGCCGGTGCGACCCTCTATCTGGGCGGCGGCGCTGATGTCACGGTGGCCGGTAAGGACATGAAAGAGCTGGACTTCACCGGGATAGTCGGTAAGGGTGAAACGCGGATCGCGAATGCCGGTGGTATTCACCCGGTGGTGCTGGGTTTCTCCGAAGGTCTGGCCGGATCATCCCTGAATGCTGGTAACTATGATTCGGCGAAGCGGATGACGGTTGACCGGACGTTGCGTCCGTTGTGGCGGAACCTGGCCGGGTCGCTGCAGATTCTGTTCCCGCCCCCCAAGCTGGGCTCGTCTGGGCAGCCGCTTCCCCCGGCCCGGCTCTGGTACGACACGCGGGACGTGGCGTTCCTGAGGGACGACGCCGCGAATGTCGCGAACATCCAGCAGGCGGAGGCGACGACGATCGGGCAGCTTGTGATGTCCGGATTCACGCCGGAATCGGCCACGGCTGCAGTGCTGGCGAATGACTGGAAGGTGCTCGTGCATTCCGGTTTATATAGCGTCCAGCTACAACCGGCCGGGGCGGTGCAGGCGCCGAGCGTGACCACTCCACCCGCCCGCGCCGCATTTCCGGCGGGTGACTTCATGGATATCGACGTGGACGAATACGACTACGGCCTGATGGAGGTCACCAGATGACGGCGCCGACGTTGCAGAGGCCGCAGGAGATCGTCCGCGAGGGCTTGACGCGGACGGTGTCGTTCCGGGCGGTCGGTGACCCGACCGAGGGTGACGGGCTGACCCTCGACGGGTACGGCGCCGTGTTTGATGTCGAGACGGTCATCGACTCCTGGGAGGGGACGTTCCGGGAGGTCCTCGCGAAGGGATGCTTCAAGCGGTCATTGAAGGCGCAGAAGCCGAGGATGCAGTTCGATCACGGAAGGCATCCGCTCATCGGGTCTATCCCGATCGGCGCGTTTGATGATGGCTTTCCGGTTGAGGATGACGAGGGTCTGCATGTCGTCGGTCGCCTCATGGACAACTGGTTGATTCAGCCGGTCCGTGATGCGATCGCGAACGGCTCGATCGACGGCATGTCCTTCCGCTTTTCGGTGGTCCGCGAGACGTGGCAACTGCCGAACGGGACGAAGATCACGGATCCGCGCACCATCCGGGAATTCCTGTGGCGCCCACCGGAGGACGGGCTGCTGCTGCGGACGATCCTTGAGCTGAAGTGCTCCGAGGTGGGCCCGGTCGTGTGGCCCGCCTACGAGCAGACCACGGTCGGTGTCCGCTTCGGCGACCCGGCTGTCATTGACCTGGCCCGGCTGCATGAGCCGGCCACCAGAGCACTCCTCGCCCGCGCCGTCCTGATGGTGGACGCTGCGGACGGCGAGAGCAGCACTACGGCAGGCCCGCGATCCACTGCGCAGGCGCCCGTCGACCACGCCGCGACGGCGGCCCCGGTCGACACCGCCAAGGCACCCGGAGAGCACCCGACGCCGACCCGACAGGACGAGCCCGCCCATCTGCGCACCGACTTGAGTCGGAGCCTGTCGTGGATGCGGACCGTCATCGAGAACACGCGAAAGGTGTGACCCGCAATGGGTGACGAGACCAAGCCGGAGGAGTGGCGGCAGTACACGCACTCCCAGGCGGTGGCGAGGATGAAGGACATCTTCGACGAACTGGAGCGCCTGCAGGCCAAAGGCGAGCGCTCCCCGCTGGACGACAAGGACGCGGAGCGGTTCGCGGAGCTGACGGCGGAGTTCAAGACGGTCAGGGACCACAAGGACGCCCTGGAGCGCAAGGCCGCGACGGAGGTGCTCCGCAAGGACCGGGAGCGGCTGCAGACCGCCACGTTCGACGCACTGAGGCGGCCAGGTCGGACCGAGTCCGGCGGCGGTCCGACGCTGGGCGAGTTCGATCGGGACGCGATCCTGGAGCCGGACTCGATCGAGGACTGTCGATTCCGCAACCCGTGGGATCTGAGCGAGATCCGCACGTTCAGCCGCAGCCCCGACGAGGTGGCCGCCGAATTGCGGGCGCGGGCGCTGTCGGCGATCGAGAAGATGCCGGCCAGCAACGACGGGGTGCGCGCCGCGGCCACGCAGATCATCGAGGAGCATGACAACAAGGAGGGGCGCCTGTCGCGGCTGTGCCTCACCACCAGCTCTCCGGGATACATGCGCGCCTGGTCGAAGGTGATCACGGGACGGGAGTCCGCACTGTCCGCCGAAGAGCGGATGCTCATTGACCGGGCGATGAGCCTGTCGGACACCTCCGGCGGGTACATGGTGCCCTTCCAGCTGGACCCGACCGTGATCATCACCGGGGCCGGGTCCCGCAATGACATCCGGAAGGTCGCCCGGGTGGTCGTCGCGATCGGCGACGAGTGGCACGGCGTGACCGCGGCTGAGGGTGCCTGGTCGTGGGACGGCGAGGGTGAGCAGGTGTCGGACGATTCTCCGACCATGGGTCAGCCGACGATCCCGAACTATCAGGGTGACGGCTTCGTCCCGGCATCAATCCGGTCGCTGCAGGACATGGCGAACGCTACGACGGAGATTGCCCGGATTCTGGCCCGCGGCAAGGACACGCTGGAGGCCACAGCGTTCGCGACCGGTTCGGGAACAGGCCAGCCGACCGGGATCATTACCGCATTGACCGGGACGGCGTACATCCAGACGTCAACCACCACGGACACTTTTGCGGTGGCGGACATCTACAAGGTGGACGGCGCGCTTCCGGAAAGCCGGCAGGCCAACGCTGCCTGGCTCGGCAACCGGAAGGTCTACAACCTCGTCTCCCAGTTCGACACCGGCGGCGGTGCCTCGTTGTGGAAGCGGCTCGGTGAAGGGCTCCCTCCGGAGTTGAACGGCCAGCCGGCCTATCGGGCTGAAGCCATGGATGGGGCCATCAATGCTGGCTCCGAGAACTACATGTTGGTGTACGGGGATTTCGAGGCGTACGTCATCACCGACCGTATCGGGTTCAGTATCGAGCCGATCCCGCACCTGTTCGGGTCCTCCGGTCGGCCCACCGGTTCGCGCGGAATCTACGCGTACTACCGCACGGGCGCGGACTCGGTCGATGACGCATCTTTCCAAATGCTCAATGTCACGTAGTCACCCCCCGGTACGGAAGGAGGACTCATGACGTACCGCTGTAAGGGCGGGTTCGCGATTCATACAGGCTCCGGGCCGGTGGTGTACGCGGGTGGCCGACTGGTCGGTGACGACGATCCGATCCTGCGCACGCACGGCCAGTTGTTCGAGCCGGTCGAGGTGCAGGTTCAGCGGCAGGAGCAGGCACCGCGGGCGGCAACGGCAGTGGAGACGGCAACGGCTGCGCCTGGTGAGGTGCGGCAGACAAGCACGGTCCGCAAGCGCGTGGGCCAGGGAGACGGTGAGAAGTGAGCGAGACTCAGAGCAGGCCGGGACCGGACCTCGAGTACTGGCTGGACGGTGCGGCGACGCTGCGGAAGAACCTGCGGCGGCAGGACCTGCAGTCCGACTGCGCAGCCCTGACCACACAGGTCATCACCTCCGTGGCGCTGCCCCTGGAGGCCGGTGACCTGGTCACGAACCTCACGTTCAAGTCGGGCAGCACCGCGGCTGGGACGCCGACGAACTGGTGGTTCGCCCTCTACGACACGGCGGCGACTCCGGCGCTGATCGCGCAGACGGCGGACCAGACGTCGACAGCATGGGCGGCTGACACGGCGAAGACCGTGGCCCTGGCTACCGCGTACCGGGTGCCGGCCACGGGCGTCTATCGTGCGGCGATCATGGTCAAGGCGACAACCCCTCCGACACTGGCGGGGATCACCCTGGACGACGCGTCCGGGTCGGCGGCGATCATCACTGGCCAGAAGGTGTTGGCGTCGACGTCGGACACGGCACTGACCACCACCGCCCCTGCTGCACTGGGCACGCAGACGGCGGTGGCGACGGTGCCGCTGGTCATCGCCAACTGACGTCCGGGACTGCCGTCCCGCCCGGGGTCAACCCGGAGGTCCCGGGCGGGACGGCGCTGCAGTGAAAGGAGCGTGCGGTGACCTACCCGGCACAGAAGAATGCTTCGGCGTCGTCGATCGAGTTGTTCCCGGCGAACAGTGAGGCCAGGGCGCGGACGATCCAGTCCGCGGCTGGGTCGGCGACCCTGTACGTGAAGATGGGTGCGACGGCGTCTACGACGTCGCATGACGTGGTGCTGGCCGCGGGGGACTACTATGAATTCCCGCGCCCGCTGTACACGGGTGTAGTGCACGGGATCTGGTCTGCTGCAACGGGGTCATGCCTGGTCGGTGAGCACTGATGCCGCTATGGCGAAACGTCGCAGGCCTCGGAGCGTGGCAGTTCCCGGTCGAGGATTACGGGGCTGTCGCTGACGGCCGGACAGTCTATGACCTGGTCACCACCAGCACGTCTGCTGTCGTCACGTCTGCGACGGCAGTTTTCGACGCCGCCCGCGACGCGGGTAAAGCTTTCGTCGCTTTCGGCGCGGGTGTGGCTGGCGCGGATCTGATCACGACTATCAGTAGTGTGGGCAGCGCGACTCAGGTCACGTTGGCTGCTACAGCTGGTGCGACGACGACAGGGACCCTGGCCGACTGGGGAACGGATTCCACGGCCGGGATAAACGCAGCCAATACGGCGGCGGAAGCTTATATCGATGCGAATCCTTTCGGGCTTTACGCCGAGGTTGTCTTCGAGCCGGGCACCTACCTGGTCATGGCCGCACTGATCAAGGGTGGCGACAACAAAGCGTGCGCGCAGATCCCACTGCCATACCGGGATCGTGCGACCAAGCCCAAGGCGACGCTGTCATGGATCGGCGTGGAGTCGGCGGCAGGGTTCGCGAATGGATTTCAGACCGTTCCGCCCCGCAACGGCACGATCATCAAGTCGACGCTCACGGCCCAGTCGTACGACGCCAGCTACGGGCTCCCGGCGGTGGTCGGATCGTACACTCCTGAGCAGGGTGCGGGCGCGGCCTCGGGTGGCGCCCATTTCTCGAATATGCTTTTCCATGCCCGGGGGATCGTGATCGTGACGCCCCGGAACCCGAGTATCTCCGCCTGGGATCTCTGCGGGGTGTCACAGATACATCTGGACATGTGCGGGGCGACGGGTGATTTCCCGCTGACATATGCCGCCGTGTGGTCCCAGCCCGGCAAAGACTCATGGGGTCTGCGCACCCCGCTGACAACGAACAATGCCTGCCAGGTAATCTCGCGCTTCCACGCGTGTGGTTTTGAATTCGGCGTGCTCGCTGGTGAGCACCTGAATGCGCAGGAGATCGCGGTCACGTGCAACGCCTTCGGCCTCACGGTGAACGGAGGTGGGCACGCCGTAGTCATTGGTGGCCTCATCGCGGAACGGAACGGGTCCAACATCTCATATCTGGACGGGGGAGGGACGACCCGGAATGATCCTCCGGTCCTCATTATCAGCAAGGCGGCCACAGAGGGCGGGTCCGGCTCGACCTACGATTTCGACGACGCCTCGAACCGTCTCTATGGGCGGGTGGGGTGGGCTGGATCGTCGGCGGTCCCGCGGCTGAATGGGGCCGCGAATCTGGGCGTGTACCGGATTGATGTTGCGGCGGGACCCGCGACCGCGCCCGCGGTACCCGCTACGACCGTGGCCCACACGAACGCGTTCTGGCGGGATTGTGCGGTGGTGGTAGCTGGTGGCACCGTCACGGAGATCGCCGTCGGGGGGGTCGCTACGGGACTCACCTCTGGGATGGTGATCGTCCCCTCCGGCAAGACGATCACCCTGACGTACAGCTCCGCACCTACCTGGACCTGGACGCTGCTGTGACGGCCACCATCCAGCACGCGGCGGGAGGAGTCCACCGTGCATGACGCGGCGATGGAATGGGTGCGCGAGCGTGCGCCGCTCGGTGCCACCTCGGTCCTGGACATCGGTGGCCGAGACGTGAACGGGTCGCCCCGCAGGCTGTTCCCGGACGCCGTGCCCTACCGGGTCCTCGACGTCGCCGCGGGGATCGGAGTGGACATCGTCGCGGACGCGGCGACCTGGATCCCGGACCGCACCTACGACGTCGTGCTGTGCACGGAGGTCTTCGAGCACACCGAGGCGTGGCGGGCCATCCTGCGCACCGCCTGGGAGGCGCTGGCGCCCGGCGGGACCCTGGTCGCCACCATGGCCGGGCCTGGCCGGGCCGAGCACTCCGCCGTCGACGGCGGGCCCCTGCGGCCGGGCGAGCACTACGGCAACATCGAGCCACTCGCCCTCGGCAAGGCCCTGGACAGGATCTTCGGGCGTGGCCGGTATGTCGTCGACCAGGCAGGCTCCGACGTCCGCTGCGTCGCCACGAGAGGGGCATGAGACCGGGTGGCCACCTACGCCAGCACGGCCGAGCTGAAGTCTCGCCTGTCCATCGCGGACGCGACCGACGACACTCTCTTGTCCAACGCGCTCGACACGGCGAGCAGGGAGATTGAGCAGCACACCCGTCGCATATTCACGCCCACATCGGCGGGCACGGCCCGCGTCTTCGAGGCCGAGGACTGGTGGGAACTCAACTTCGGAGACTTCCACGACCTGACCACCCTGGCGACACTGGCCACCGACGGGAGCGGCGACGGGGTCTTCGAAACCTCCTGGGCTGCAACGGACTACGAACTTGGGCCGGTCAACGCATCTGGCTATCCGGAGGCACGTCCCTACGAGACGGTGCGGGCCATCGGCTCGCGGACGTTCCCCGTCCCGGCGAGGATCGGGGCGACCCGCAGGCACCTGGTGCAGGTGACCGGGACGTGGGGCTGGTCGGCAACTCCATCTGCCATCAAGGAAGCGTGCCTCCTGCTCGCCGCCGAGGGCTTCAAGGCCAAAGACAGTCCGTTCGGGGTTGCGGGGGTCGCGGACTTCGGGGTGGTGCGGATCCGGGACAACGCGCTGATACAGCGCAAGCTGCGGCCGTACATCCGCGGCACCGGGGAGGTGCTGGTCGGCTGATGGACATCCAGACGATCATCACCGAAGTCAACACCGCGCTCGACACGATCGCCGGCCTGCGATGCTTCGACTTTCCGCCGGATCAGGTGCCAGTGCCTGCCGCCGTCACCGAGCTCTCCACTGCGGGCCAGTTCGTCATCTACGACACGTCCAGCGGGTCACACGACCTGCGGCTGCAGGTGCGGCTGTTCGTGGCCAAGGCCTCCGATCGGGCGTCAGCGAAAGCGTTGCACGCGTACCTGGCGCCGACCGGAGCGTCCAGCATCAAGGCGGCGATCGAAGGTGGATCCTCGCTGCTGACGGTCGTCGACTATGTGATCGTCTCCGGCGCATCAGGTTTCGGCGTCTACCAGGTCGGCGACCAGCAGTTGTTGGGCTGCACCTTCGACGTGACATTGGGGTGCTTCTGATGAGGACGGACAAAGAGATCCGCGCCCTCGCCGATCGGCTCGACGAGAACATCCGCGAAAGCAACTGGCAGCCCGGAGTTGACGGCGCCTACGCCGCCCTGATGTGGGGCCTCGGTGAAGGACCGGGCGATTGGCTGGGGGACCTGCAGCGCCTTATGGACACGCCGCAAGACGGTCGTCGGGCGGCATGGATCGCATCCGGCGGCGACCCCGCCAGCTGGCCAGAGAGTGACACCTGATGCGTTGGCTGGTAGCGCATCCGGGGCCGGACTTCTCGGTCGCGGACGTCTTTACGGGCTGGGTGGAGGGCCTGCGTGAGCTGGGTGAGCAGGTGCACGTCTTCAATCTCGCGGACCGCCTGTCTTTCTACGATCAGGCACTTCTGCCGACGTCGGTCGACGGCCAGTTCCGCAAGGCACTGAGCGGCAAGGAAGCGATCGAGCTGTCCATGAACGGCTTGGCCGCGGCCCTGTTCAAGGTGCGGCCGGATGTGCTGCTTGTGGTGTCCGGGATCTTCACGCCGTACGAGATGCTCGACCAGGCGCGCTCGTACGGGACGGAGGTCATCGCCCTGTGCACGGAGTCCCCGTACGAGGATGACCGGCAGCTCGCTTTGGCCGCTCACTGCGACCTGGTGCTGCTCAATGACCCGGTGAACCTGGAGCGGTTCCAGCAGGTCGCGCCGACCGTGTACGTCCCGCACGCCTACCGGCCCGACGTGCACCACCCGGGTGAGAGTCGTTACGCCCCATGTGATTTCGCGTTCGTCGGCACGGGCTATCCGTCCCGCGTGTGGTTCTTCGAGCAGATGGACCTGACCGGCCTGGACGTGGTGCTGGGCGGCAACTGGCAGCGGATCGGCGAGTCGTCGCCGCTGTACCGGCTGGTGGGCCACGATCAGGGCCTCTGCCTGGGCAATGAGGACGCCGCCGACCTGTACCGGGCGGCGCGGGTCGGGATCAACACATACCGCAGGGAGACCGGCGCTGGCCTGAATGAGGCCGTCGCGGACCCGTCGGGGCTGGAGATGTTCGCGGGGGTTGCGATCGGCCCGCGTGAGGTGGAGATGGCCGCGTGTGGCCTGCCATTCCTGCGCGACCCGCGGCCCGAGTCCGACGCAGTGTTCCCCATGCTCCCAGTGTTCGACGGCCCGCAGGAGGCGGGGGAGCTTCTCCGCTGGTGGCTGACCCACCCGGTCGAGCGTCAAGCTGCCGCCGACCATGCACGGGCGTCCATCACTGGGCGCACCTTCGCCGCACACGCGGCCCAACTCCTCCAGCTGCTCGACCGGCAGCCGGTCACCATCACGAAAGGGGCTCACTCGTGAGCAGGATTGCTGGCCGGGGCGGAATGATCTACCTGGCACTGACGAGCGGCGGCACTGCTGAGCCACTCGCATTCATGTCCAAGTGGTCCATCTCCAACGCCACCGAAACCATCGACGTCACCGCGTTCGGTGATGACAACAAAGTGTACGTCGCGGGGATGCGTGACGCGTCAGGGGATGGGTCCGGATTTTATGACGATGCCACCGTGCAGACATACACGGCGGCGTCGGATGGCGTGGCACGTAAGTTCTACCTCTACCCGGACAAGAGCGTGAACACGAAATACTTCTGGGGGACGGTCATCGCCGACTTCAAGGCTGAGGGCGACATCAGCGGCGCCGTCACCATGTCATGGTCATGGAAGGCCGCGTCGTCCATCGCGAAGGTCGGCTGAGGAGGATCAGTGGGCGTTACGATCGCGGGTCACGAGAAACTCGCGCAGCTCGCTGCACGTCTGGATGCGTTGGCCCGCAACGATCTGCGGGACAAGATCGGGCTCGCGATCTGGTATGTCGTTGACCCGCTGCGCAAGGATGCCCGGGCTCATGCCAGGGCCATCCTTCCGCGCCGTGGCGGTCTGAATGAGGTCGTGGCGAACACAGCGATGCCGGTCACTATGAATGCGCGCGGGCGGTGGCGCGGTGTGCGGATCAGGGTCACCGCCGACCGGGAGAACATGAGGGACCCGGGCGCCGTCAACCGGGGCCGGGTCCGGCACCCGGTGTACGGGCGCGTCCGCGAGCCGGGAGGTGAGCCGCTGATCCAGATGGTGCAGGTCGGATGGTTCACGACCCCGATGGAGGCGGGCGCCGGTCAGGTGCGCGCCGAGATCATGAAGGTGATTGATTCCGAGCTGGCCAAGCTCGGATGAGCTCTCGGGAGGAGGCGCAACATGAGGCTGATCTGGCGTCCTGACGGCGGCGAGCGGCACGACTGGGAGTTCACTCCCCGCCTGCTGCGCACGGTTGACGCCGAGGCGCTGGAGTGCGTGGGTGGCAAGCACTGGGAGGACCTGGAGACCTTCGAAGCGTTCTTCCGCAAGGGAAACCGGCGCGCACTGCGGGCGGCACTGTGGGTGATGCGGCGCCGCGACGAACCGGGCCTGGAGTTCGATTCGCTGGACCTGCGCGCGGATGAGGTCGCCTTTGATCCGTGGGGGGCGGACGAGAAGCAGTGGATCCGAGAACGCCTCCTGTCCGGCGCCCCGGTGGACGCTGGTACCCGCGCCGTGTGGGTGGAGATCATCGGGGAGGACCCGACGGCAGGCTCCCCAAAAGACGAGCCGAGAGACTCGCAGACGCACCCAACAGGCTCTCCCACAGGAGATCCGCCTACCGGTGGGCGATAGCCCGGCACCTGCACTGCCCGCCGTCCGAGCAGGACTCCTGGACTGTGGCCGTGTTCGATGCGGCGTGCGACTTCATTGACGAGATGCTTGCGGGGTGAGGTGAGGCGTGGCTACCGAACTCGCGTTTGACATCCTGGCGGACGACCGCGCCAGCGCAAACATCAGCAAGGTCGGTCGGTCGATGAAGTCGATGTCGGCTGACGTGGAACTTGCGAACGTCCGGATGGAGAAGGCCACCAAGGCCGCCAACGCCGCCGTCGAGAAGTACGGCAAGGACTCCCTGCAGGCTCGCGAGGCGGTCGCGAAGCTCGCGAAGGCTGAGGATGCCGCCGAGGGTGCGGCGAAGAAGTTGGGTGCAGCACAGAAGCGGGCCGCGGAGGAGACCGAGGCGGTTGGTGAGGCCACCGAGCAGGCGGCCGGGAAGCTGGACAGCTTCAAGACCGCAGCCGGTGCCGCTGGCGCCGGGGCCGCCGCAGCGATCGGGAAGGGCTTCCTGGACAACCTGTCGATCGAGGCCGGCAAGGCGAAACTGACCGCGCAGTTGGGGTTGACGACGGAGGAGTCTGGACGCGCCGGACAGCTCGCGGGCAGTGTGTACCGCGACAATTTCGGCGAGTCGATGGAGTCGGTCAACGAGGCACTGCGGGTCGTCTGGTCGTCCATGCGTGCGATCGGGCAGGACTCGCCGGCCCAGATCGAGTCGACCACGAAGGCCGCACTGACCCTCTCGGACACTTTCGGCGTCGACGTGTCCGAGTCCGTGCGTGCCGCCACCAGGCTGATCCAGACCGGTCTCGTGGGGAACTCCCAGGAAGCATTCGACTTGATGGCGAAGGGTTTTCAGACCGGCGCCGGTCAGGCTGATGACCTGCTGGAGACGCTCACGGAGTATTCCGTTCAGTTCCGCAAGTTGGGTCTGACCGGGTCGGACGCGATGAGCCTGATTTCCCAGGGCCTGCAGGCTGGCGCGAGGGACACCGACTACATCGGCGACGCCATCAAAGAGTTCTCGATCCGGGCTGTGGACGGATCGAGGACGACGGTCGACGGCTTCGAATCGATCGGACTGTCGGCGAGGGACACTGCCGCCGCGTTCGGTCAGGGCGGGGAATCCGCGCGGACCGCGTTCGGTCAGGTACTGGACGGCATCCGCGGCATCAGTGACCCGCTGGAGCAGGAGCGGGTCGGCGTCGAACTGTTCGGCACGAAGTGGGAGGACCTGGGCCCGCAGGTCGCCTCGTCGCTCTCGCTGGCGGACAACGCGATCGGCAACACTACGGGCACCATCGACCAGATGACGGCGTCGCTCGGCGACACCGGCGCTGCCCGGCTGGAAACCTGGAAACGCGGCCTCGAGGGCATGGTCCAGTCCGCCGCCGGGGCGCCCGGGGCGCTCGGCGCCGCTGCGGCGGCCATGGCCACGATCGGCCCATCGGCGCTCAGTTCCGCCGGGGACATCGGGATGATGGTGACCGGCTTCCAGGCACTGAACATCCACGGCGAGAAGGCGAAGGGCGTCCTGAAGGGCGTCGCCGCGACTGCTGGGGCCCTGGCTGCGCTGCAGGTCGCTGCGGCTGCGTTCGGGTCGTCGGCTTCAGCGGGGATCGACACGGCAACGAAGAACCTGCAAGAGTTCGCCGAGTCCGGCGAGGCCGGGTCTGGTGTGCTCGCTGAACTCGAATACGACATCGGCGGATTGGACTCGTCGAACCTGAGCAAGGCGGGGAACGCGCTAGCCGGGATGATCGAGGGCGTCACCGGAATGGGCAATGTGATGGACAGGTCACTCACTCATGCGCAGCAACGCATCGGGGCGATGGACGCAGCCCTGGCGGCGCAGGTGTCCGCCGGTAACGCCGACCAGGCTGCGGCGCAGTTCGCGGCGTTGACCGCAGAGGCGGAGCGGCAGAACGTCACCATAGAGGACCTGAGGAAGGGATTCCCGCAGTACCAGAACGCCTTGGATGGCGCTGCGCAGGCCAACGTGTCGGCCGGGCAGGCTGCCGACAAGACCGCAGGCTCGGTGAAGGCTGAGGCCGACGCGACGAAGGAACTGACTGCCGCTCTGGACGCCAACCAGAACGAGCTCCTGCAGCTGTCGGGCGGTGAGGTCGGGTACTTCGCTGCGGTCGACGCGACGACGAAGGCGTTGCGGGAGAACGGGAAGGGGCTGGAGGCGACAACCGAGAAAGGGCGCGCCAACCGGACAGCGCTCGACGGCCAGGCGAAGGCCGCACTCAGCTACCTGGGCGTGATGCAGGAACAGGGTGCGCCCGCATCCCGGTTTAACGCACAACTGGATCAGTCCCGGAAGCGGCTCTACGACGCGGCGATCGCCTTCGGCGTCTCCAAGAGCGAGGCGCTGGGGTACGTCGATGCCATCCTGGGAATTCCCCGCCAGGTAGACACCCGGGTGACCGCGTCGACCGGTCAGGCTAAGGCCGACGTCAGCACCTACCGCGGCGTCCTGTGGTCCGTCCCTACGGGTGTGGGTACCGTGCTCCGCGCCAACACGGCAGGCGCCATGCGCGCAGTCCGCGACTATGAGCTACAGCTCAACAGGATCGATGGTCGCGTGGTCCGCGCGTACGTGCGGACCGACAGCATTGGGTCGGTCCAGGGCGCGCGGGGTATTGGCACGGCGCGGGCGGGCGGCGGGATCCTGCCCGGCCCGCCATCATCCAAGGACAACATGATCATTGCTGCGGCGACGGGTGAGTTCGTGGTTAACGCTGCGGCCACCTCGCGGCACCGGGACGCACTGGAGGCGATCAACTCCGGCCGGGTCCGAGGATTCGCGGCGGGTGGGTTCGTTGGCGTTTCAGCCTCCACATCCAGGCAGCCCGTCGCGGTCAGCCTCAACGTGCACGCGCCGATCGGTAGTCAGGCGCAGCTGGAGGACTGGCTGCAGCGCGCCGTCGACAACCTGCAACGAAAGGGGCGACTGTGACACTGCATCTGCTCGAGGCCAGCCCGCGGGACGTCCGGGACGCCCTCGACGTCGCCGCTGCCCGTGGGCGTCGGGTGGCGTTCGCGTGCGGGTCGCGGATGTACGGGTACGGGGTCCTCACCGTCGGCCGGGAGGCCATACCGTTCCACAACCTGATCACCACGTACGGTGACAGGTTCTACGTGGAGCAGGCGATCGCTGGCGTCCAGCCGGCGAACGCGTCCGCACCGACCCGGGTGACGGGCATGAAGCTGGGGACCGGTACGACGGCGGTAGCGAAGTCCGGGGCTGGCGCCGCCATGGTGACCTACCTGTCCGGGTCGAACGCTGCGTTCGACGCCACATTCCCTACTGCGACAGCGGTTACCGGAACTGACGCCGGATGGCAGGTGACCTATCAGACGACGTGGGCGGCTGGGACCGCCACGAACTCGGCGATCGCCGAAGCGGTAATCG